TAACGTGTCTAGGTATTCTTGGATTATCAATATGTTTATCAAGAAGATCTACAGCTGATCTTAAAGAATCTATATCTACCATGTAAGCATCTTTAAGTTTACCAGCTTGTGTAGAATTTTTTTGAAAAAAACTAAGACTATCAAATGAAGCCCAATCACCTATTTGAATAATGTAATCTGGTTTAGCAGCTTTAATATATTTCCCAATCCATTTGAATCTATCTTGTTCTATATTGGGACTATCGTGTGCATCACCAATAACTATTACTTTGTGTCCTTTAAACATAATCTACTTCGTAAAGAAGTAAAGAACAGAACCAAGAATACTAGCTAATATAATTATAATACCACCAGCACCTTTCCATTTATTCATATCTGCTCTCATTTCTTTAACATCTTTTTTTAATTCATCGATTGATTTAATTAATGTTTTCATTCTTTCCATACATACTTTTTCGTGAGAAGATAACCTTACTGATGTCATTGCATCAGAATATTCTTTAGAGGTTATTTTTTTTCTCATGCACCTGTACCTTTATGTTCAGTACAAAAATAAGAAACATATAACTTTTCTTTGTTAAATTTTTCTATGTGATTATTAGTAACTGTAATAGTTGCTACTGCACCTGCTTTAGTACAATCAGTCCAACTTAAAAATTCTACAGGTGATACTTGTGGAGTGTTGCACATTCCAGATATAGCTGAGCAAATTGTATAAGCTAAAACAAATTTCATTTATAGTTGCTATAGAAAATGCAACTATTGATAAACGCACAAATTAATATTCTAAACTAACTTTAGTAGCGACTTTGCTAAACTCTTTTGGTGTTATCTTTTTTCTAGGCATTATTATTTCCAATAAATAATTAAATATCTACCAGTTGCATTATCATCTCTTGGGTGTGAACCTGCCGAAACAAAGTCAGTACCACTAGCATTACCATCATGACCTGCTGAAAAAGTTGTATTACTTCTTCCTGTATCATCATTTAAATCAAATGAACTTTCGTTTGCTGAACCACCAGTTAAATTATTAGTATTATAACCCCAATGGTCAGTCATTCCACCACTTTGAACTGAATAAGGGTTGCTATCTAAAACTCTTGCAGTAGGTGGAAAATTATCTCCTTGTGCCATTGAAAATGTTGTGCCAGATTGCATACTTTGCAACATATTGTTTGATGTACTGTTGTTAGTATCAATAGTAAAAATTAAATGGCTTGGTGGATTTGTTGAAGTTTGAACACCAGATGTACCTTTAACTAGTAGTTTAGTTGGTGTCACTCCACTAGGTATTCTTCCATATCCATAATATTGATTGTAAGGAATTGTAGAAATATCTGCTGTTCCAAATTTTGTTCCAGTTTGCCATGAACCATTTAAATCGCCATTTTGTTCTAAAGTATTAAACCACCAGAAACGCATATAGCCACCACCATCAGTATTCATATCACACCAAAGTCTAACTGGGTTTGCCATACCACTAGCTTGTATCCAATAGTATCCATCTGTTGTAGTTGATGTTAATGTTTTAATCGCTGAAGCTGAAGTGTTTGCTCTTGCTTGTGTTGAACCATCTAAAGGTGGGTTTGTAGTTATATAAGAAAATGCTCTGTCTGTAGTTTTGCTTCCTGCTGTTGCTCTTAAAGTAAAACTGTTTGTTGTGTCTGAACTTACATCTGTTGGGTCGCCAGATATAACTCCTGTAGAACTATCTAAAGACAATCCTGCTAAAGAACCAGATTGTAAAGAGTAAGAAACTGTATCTCCCTCTGCATCTGAAGCTGAAACTGTAAAATGATTTCCTGTAGCATCTTCTGCAATACTACCTAAACTACCTGCGTTTGTTGTCCAAGTAGGTGCATTATCAACATTAATTAATCCTGTTGACGATGTTCCTGCTACTCCACTTGCAGAAGAAACTTTAACTAAATAAGGTTCTTGTGCATTTAAAAAAGATGATTTAGGTGCTACTGCTGTAATTTGTGTAGCACTATCTACTGTTGTAGTTGATGCGTCAAAGTTTGCACCTGCATTTCCTACAAAAGTAGCTACTGCACCAGAAGTAAAATTAGTACCTGTAATAACAATAGTTTGATTTCCACCACCTGCACTATCTACTTCGCCATCATCAACACTTGAAACTGTTGGTGTTGGTTCTAATGTTGAAAAATCTGATGCGTTTCTTCCCTCAAAAAATCCAGTAGTAGAATTGTATCTCCATTGACCTGTTGTAGAGCCTCGCTGTGCTGTAGTACCTGAAGCTACTTTAGTACCCTCTGTACCAGTATCGACTATATTTTCGAATTTAAAGTCAGCTATATCTCTAGCTTTTGTCATTTTAGTTTTCTCCTACGATTTTGATTGTTTATTAAAGAACTACTGTGTTAGCTTCATCTTCAGTTAATGCTTCTCCTGCAATTAACTTTGCTTTAGCACTAGCTTTTAGATTTTCTTTTTCAGTTATTGCGTTAGCTTTAGCAGTTTCTATTTCAGATATTTTTGCTTGTATATCTGCTACAGGAATTTCTGCTTGACCATTCCATTCAATTACTAATTCATCTTCTGTATTACCAGAAACAGAACCAGACCAACTAGGATTGATGTTTTTTATTGCCTCACAATATTTCATTCCGATTGATTTCATATTTTATTATTCCTTATGCGTTGTATTTAAAATGAGTTAAACTTACCCAATGACGATATTGGTCACCACTAGAATTGGTTGGATTAGCATTAAAACCAACTTGTTGATTACTTGTGTGTACTGCACCAAATTGCTCTACAAAGTATGTAGTGCCAACTGTTAAACCAGTACAAATTAATTGATGAGGTAGTGTTGCAATAATATAAAAGTCACTAAGTTGATTGTGATAATAAGCATGAGAACCAGTATATTTAAGTATTGTATCTCCACTTCCTATTGATGAACTTCCTGCTTTCATCATTAAACCAATACCAAAACCTTGCGTATTTCCTGTATTAACAGCTACAGCTTGATTAAATAATATTACATCATTGACGTGAGTTGGTGTAAAATTAACTGTGTTTCCACCTGCTATATCAAGATAATGCGTTTGTCCATTGTGAGCCACATCTGTGTTATAACTATATTTATCAAAAGCATGAACGCTGTAGTTTCCTGCTGAAACTGTACTCCATACTGGATTTTGACCTGTACCTTTAGTTTCTAAATATTGTCCTGAAGTACCTGCACCTAATTTTGCAAGTCCACTTCCATCACGATAAACTATATCGCCTTGTGCTGTAAGTGTTGATGTTAAGTCAGTTCCATTAGTACCATTAGTACCTGCTGAACTCATTATATTCCAGTAAGCTGTTGCGTTGCCTACTGCTTGTCCTGTACCTGCTTGAATACAAATGTATGAATTTCCATTGGCTGATACTACGTCATTTACAACATAAGCTGTTGAACCATTGTAAGCACCTTTCCAATTATATCGAATTGCTCCTAAATTTAATGTAGCCATGATTAACCTTTATTGTTTTTTTTTATAATTATCTACGCACATTATTATATCGTGCATACCAATATGGTATTTGAGATACTAAATGTCATTCCAGATGCTCCAAAAATAACATCATCAAAACCTGCAAAATCAGATTCAGATAAGTTATCTGCTCCTTCGTTAGTTGTAGTTATTATTAATTGACCATCAGAATTAGTGTGAAATCCATATACTTCTGGAGAAGAAGCTTTTTGATAAGTAAGAGCATTACCTGCATTATTAACAACAAGAGCATGTCCTGCTGTTCCAATACTTGAAGGTGTGTCTGTTAAATCATTAATTGATATATTAGCTAATTCAAATGTTCCATAAGCAACTATATCTACAACATCACCTGCTGCTAAAGCTGACGCAAATACTATTGAATTTCCAGATGTTGCTGTAACATCTGTTCCTAATATTTGCTTAACACCATTTAAAAAAATATCTAAAAACCCTGCATCATAAGCTAAAACTTTACTTGATGCTTCTGCATATCCTGTACCAGATGCACCAGATAAAGTTGTAGGTGTACCAGTAATATTATAAATAAATCTATCTGCTGTACCATTAACTGTTGAACCTGCAGCTGCCCAACCAGAAGATTTGTAAACTTTTAATTCGTTAGCTGTTGTGTCAAAATATAGATCACCAACATTTAATGAACTGCTTGGTGCTGAACTTGAAATTCTATAAACATCAGCAAAGTTTTGTACTGCTGATAAATTTGAAGAAACAGTTGATACTGCTGAATGAGCATTAGCTAAATTAGTTAAATTAGTAATTCCTGCAAGTGTTGCCATATTTGTTACATTAGTAGATGTACCAAGTGTAGCCATTGCACTAACATTAGATGATGTACCTAATAGCCCCATATCTGTAACTACAGCACTTGTTCCAAGTAATCCCATTGCAGTTACATTTGCAGAGGTTGCTAATATATCCATGTCAGTTATTACTGCTGAAGTACCAAGTAATCCCATATCTGTAATAACACCAGAAACACCAAGTAATCCAATTTCTGTTGCTTTACCTGCTACTGCTGTTACTGAAGAATCTATACCACCTACAATATTAACATTTGCAATATTGTTTGCTACAACTTCTATTTCAGAGGTAGTTTCATTTAAGTCATCAGCTACAGTTTCTACTTCTGAAACTGCTTCTGCTAAATCATTTGCAACTGCAACTACTTTTGCAATATCTGCTGCTACTGCATTTACTGAACCTATGTTTGTTGCTACTAAATTTATATTAGTTGCATTTGAATGAACTCCAGATACAGCTGTTGAAATACTTGAAACATTTGAAACTGCAGAGGCTATTCCTGCAATAGTTTGTATATCAGTTATATCTTGAGCAAATTCTAATCCGTTACCAGAACTGTTTACTGATAATACTTTGTTTGCTGCAAGGTTTGGAAAAGTAATATTAAAAGTATTTGCTGTTGTTGCTGCAGCTCTAGGAGAGAATTTTAAATCTCTTTCTACTTGCTGAATCATAGCAATAATTTTATCTAATTCAGTATTTAACGAGTCAATTTGAAATGCACCAGAAGTTGGAAAGTCTGTAGATCTTGCTACAGCTAAATCTCTATAAATTGTAATAACATCGTTAAGGGTAGCCCCTCCCCCTAATGTAATTGATCCACCACCAGAAACTGCTGCACCTGTTACTGAATATTGTGAAGCTGATGAAGGTGATGCATTATATGATAATTGTGTACTACCATTAAATACTTTAATATCAGAAACAGTAAAAAATTCAAAAGGTACAGAAAAACTAGTCTGTCCAGATGTTGCAGTATATTGAACACGAGGTTCAGTATCAGAAATAGTAATAGCCATTTATTATTTTAATCCTTTTTGTATGTCGTCAAACAACCAATCAAGATACCATACATTCTGCCAAGGAATTAACCTACGCACATTTTTTGCTGTGTGATGGTTATACTTACCACCTGCAACATCATACATAATATCAAAGATGTTATAAATTTGTCCACCAGATGGGCCAAGTATAGTTCCCATCTTCCATCGTGTTGATGAACCATAAGGTTTACCTGCACCTAGTAATGGAGAAATTCCAAATCTATTATCTGTTAAAGTTTCTATTGCTTTATTAACGTCACTATAAATTCCTGCTAAACCAGATCTATCAAAAGCATTTATTAATTTTTGTGACAAAGGTAGTTTACCATAATCTCTATTAAATCTATATTTGTGATATAAACCATCAATCATCATTCCAGATCCTAATAATAAAATAGAACCAAATAAAAAATCAGCATCACGTTCTTGCATACCTCTTAATAAAATTCTTTGAGATGCTGCTGCTGCAAACTTTTTAAACTGAGCTATAGTTGATCCTACTTCTGTACTCATCCATAAAGCTGTGTCGCCTTTGCCTGGAGTTACAATAGTAATATTAATATCTTTATTTAATGCTGCACCAAAAGCTTTTTTAGCTGCATCATCTGTCCATTCTGATGTACCTGCAATAAAGTTATGTTTTAATTTTGTACCATGAGTTTCAAATTGTACTGCTATTCTTTTAGCCATTTGTTCATCAATACCAGAACTAGCTAATGCTGTTTTCCATTTATCAGATAAACCACCTTTACCCCATTTAATAGAGTCTTCTATTATTCTAGAACCAATAGTTACTGATGCCATAGACTTAGCCATTTCAGTCCATCTTGACATAAGGTTAATATACATAAAGTTAAACTGAGAAGTTTTACCCATTGCACTTTCCATCTTGTTTACAAAACCAAACATATCTGATGGCATATCTGCAAATAACATAGCTCTTTGGTTAGTAATTAGATCAACTGCTTCCCCCCAAGATTGAGCTTCTTTTTTACCTAATTTAAAAATAGATCCACCACTTATAGCATCTGCTAACATTTCAAATTGTGTTTGAAATCCTCGTTTAATACCAGAGGTCATAACAACTCTAGCTGCGTCTGGTATTGCTGCTGCAAATCCAGTAAGCATTGTTAATGCATTATAGTGTTTCATTGTTCTCATAGCCACAGAAGTCCAATGATGAGGATTAGATGGTAAACCATAAGTACCTCTAAGTAATTCTACTGCTGCTTCTAGATCACCTAATACTTGATTTTTTTCTTTAACTAATGCTAATCTTTTAGCTTTGTTTTGTGTAAATCCAATTTTCATATTGTATTCTGCTGCTACTTGTAACAGTCCAGGCTCAGTCATAGACTCAGCTTCAGATACATATTTGTAACCCATACCAGATGTATCTCCGTATTTTTTAGTTAATAATATATCTGGAACTATTTGTCTGTAATATGCTTTTTGTAATGCAAAAATATCATTACCAATCATACCTGCATC